TTATAGTCGTAATCGCAGTTTATTCGTTATTCTTATTCGCAGTTAATTTTATTAATTGTTTATTGTTTATATCGGGCGATGCGTTTATAAAAATCGATAAGTCCCTAACCTACAGAGGTGACAAAACGCGAGCTCATTATCACTCTCATAAAATTTTTCCGGAGGTATTTTCAAGTGTTTGGATGGATTCATAAAAACGGTAAGAGTCGCCCCAATAAGAACAAAGCAAAAGGTTCTGCAAGGTCCTGCGCCCAAAAGAATGCTTCAAGAAAGAAAAAGAAGAAATGAGAAGAACTCCTTATTGGAATTTTTGGAGAGTGATACTCGCAGGTTGGATAATCAGATATCCAAAGACGATGAGTAGAGTAGTGCTAATACCACTTGGATTTTTGATAGTACTGATATATAATGCGGTAGTGAATTAGAATTGACTACAAAAAATTCCGGAGATATTTTTCATATGGAAAAGGTTTATCACATCTATGCAAAGGATAGATGTTTATTTCATTCAGTAAAAGAAGAGGAGTTTATAACGACTTGGAACACACTCAACAATATGGTTGGTTTAATGAAGACTGACTATAATGTTGAGGACTTATCGTATGAAGAATTAACTGTGAGTAAAGAAACAATTTTGAATTCTTCTCATTGACAAAGACATATATACACTGTTAAAATTGACATTGAAGGTTTATTTCTCTTATGGCAAAAGGATTTACTGTTAAAGCTGCTACTCCAAAAAAGACAGAAGCAGAGTGGGACTATGATGCAATTAAAGAACGAATGAAAGGAAAGACGATTGTATTCTGTCTTCCTGGTCGTGGATGTTCTTTTATCTTTCTGAAGAACTTTGTACAACTGTGCTTTGATATGGTACAGAATGGAATGAGTATTCAGATTTCACAAGATTACTCTTCTATGGTTAACTTTGCACGTTGTAAAGTACTAGGTGCAAATGTACTTCGTGGACCAAAGCAAATTCCTTGGGATGGAAAACTTCAGTATGATTATCAACTCTGGATTGATAGTGATATTGTGTTTACCACAGAAAAGTTCTGGCAACTGTGTGATGTTGCATTCCCTGCAGAAGGTGAGGAGCGTCCTATCACTGCTGGATGGTATGCAACAGAAGATGGTCACACAACTTCAGTAGCACACTGGTTAGAAGAAGATGATTTCCGCAAGAATGGTGGAGTCATGAACCACGAAACTGTGGAATCAATCAGCAAGCGTAAGAAGCCATTCACTGTAGACTACACAGGTTTTGGATGGGTGCTCATCAAGAAGGGAGTCTTTGAGAATCTTGAGTATCCTTGGTTTGCTCCGAAGATGCAAGTCTTTGAATCCGGAGCTGTTCAAGATATGTGTGGAGAGGATGTGTCATTCTGTCTTGATGCAATTGACAAAGGTTATGAGATCTGGTGCGACCCTCGGATTCGTGTTGGCCATGAGAAAACTCGTATTATCTGATGACACAATACAACGTACTTTACAAAGGACGTAGAATTTATACAAACCTCAGTGCAGAAGAGTGTACTGAGGTTCTTCAAGAACTCTCTGAGCGTTTTTACTCGGATGAAGAGTTTGATATTACATTAATTGAAATGGAGGAAATCTAATGGCACTCAAAGGTAATCTGTTCCAACCTGGAGCACCTAAGAAAACACGTCAAGGTCGTTCTGCTCGTACACTACTCAGTGCAACCTCTCGTAATGGTAAGAAGAAGCGTTACCGTGGACAAGGTAAAGGTTAAATAGATTTAGTTAGTTTATGTCTCATGTATCATCTGGAATGCATTGATGAATGGAATTCAATTCATTCTGATGATCTGTGGGTTTATAACAAACTAATATTAAATCAACGTCTAAGGCATCTCTGTGGACCTACAGGGGTGCCTGTTCCATATTCAGGGTATTATATCGTCCGACCAAGTATTAATTTACTTGGTATGGGACGATTTTCTCGTATAGAGTGGATTGATAAGGATACAGAACATTTTCATCCAGCTGAATTTTGGTGCGAAATATTTGAAGGACCTCATATCAGTGTTGACTTTCATCACCAGAAATCAGAACTTGTTATTTTAGGTGAAAGAGATCATGATGAACCTCTTTACAAATGGAAGAAATGGACTAAAATTAATCAAGAAGTAGAATTTCCTGAGATTTTAAAGAATCTAAAGGGAGATTATGAATGGATAAACTGTGAATTCATTGGAAATAAACTTATAGAGGTACATTTTAGAAGAAATCCTGATTTCAGATATGGAAATAGTGTTGCAATTCCCGTTTGGAAAGGAGATAGACCTCAAAAAGTTGACAATTTTACCTTTATAGAGGATAAAGAGTATTTAAGAAGAGGATTTTTCATTGATTCACGGGATAGCAACCCCGTAAAAAGTTCTGATTTAATCAATCAGGAGCAAAACAATGACCAAAAAAGTCGATAAAGACCAAAATTTTATGAAAAATGAGTGGGGAACTGAATTTTTAGCATCAGAGTATGGTTGGGAAGAGAAAATTCAGAAGCAAAAGATGCTTCGTGAGATTGCAAATGACGATGTAACACCAAAAAAGCATGATTTTATGGTTCAAAATGAATTACATGCAAAAATTCGTAATGATGAGGACTATGATGACTGGGAGTATGGAACAGAACCCCTCTACGAATCAAAAAATCGTTAATAAATAAGATAGATTTATAATTTTTTATGCCTGTAGAACGGGTAAGTAAAGGTTTCAAGGATATTAGTGCTTCGTTTCAGGTCAATCCTTTGACCTATGATCTCATTGCGATTAAAAATGAGACTGCTATTGCCCGTTCTCTTCGCAACCTTGTATTAACTTATCAAGGAGAAAGATTTTTTAATCCAATTCTAGGATCAAAGGTAAGTAGATTATTGTTTGAAAGCGTAGATGATATCACAGCATCTGCAATTCAAGAAGAAATCAAAACGACTATTAATAATTTTGAACCAAGAGTCAATCTTTTATCAGTAGATGTCTCTCCAGATTATGATAATGGAGAATTTAATGTAACCGTCAGATATGAAATTGTTGGAATTGACGTATTACCTCAACAATTATCATTTGCATTACAACCAACACGCTAATGGCATTAGTAAATTTCGCTAATTTAGATTTCGATCAAATTAAAACTTCGATCAAGGATTATCTTAGATCGAACTCAAACTTTACTGATTATGATTTTGAAGGATCTAATCTATCAGTAATTATTGATACTCTTGCATATAATACATATATCACCTCATATAACGCAAACATGGTTGCGAATGAGGTGTTTATTGATAGTGCAACTTTAAGAGAGAACGTCGTTTCCCTTGCAAGAAATATTGGTTATGTTCCAAGATCAAAAAGATCTGCAAGAGCAAAGGTATCTTTCTTCGTTGATACAAGTAATTTTACTAATGTTCCTACACAATTAACTTTAAAAAGTGGTGTTGTATGTACAACTCGTTCTTTTGGTACTGAAAGCTATTCTTTTGTAATACCTTCAGATATTACCGTTCCTGTAACAAATAATATTGCTCAATTTAATGATATTGAAATTTATGAAGGAACACGAATTACGGAGAGTTTCACGGTAAATTCTTTTAATTTGAATCAGAGATTTATTTTAAGCAATGTTGGTATTGATACCAGAACATTATCAGTGAGCGTTAGACCAAGTGAATTATCTACTGTCTCTAGGAAGTATAATCTTGCAGATAGTTTATTTGATGTAACTCCACAATCAGCAGTATTTTTCATTCAAGAAATAGAAGATGAAAGATATGAATTAATCTTTGGTGATAGTGTATTTGGTGTTGCACTTGAAGAACCCAATTATATTACTGTTAGTTACACAGTATCAAATGGATCAAATGCAAATAACCTATCATCATTTGTTTTTAGTGGTACAGTAGTAGATCAGAGTGGAAGAGTAGTTACCTCTGGAATCTCTCTTATAAGCACAGTAGAAGCGTCTACACTAGGTTCTGAGATAGAAACGGTAGAATCTATCAAAAAGTATGCAACTAGAATATATGCTTCTAGAAACAGAGCAGTAACAGCAGCAGATTATGAGGCACTAATTCCAACGATTTATCCAGAAACTGAATCAGTATCTGTTTATGGTGGAGAAGAATTAACTCCTCCTCAGTTTGGAAAAGTTTTTATCAGCATAAAACCATATAATGATAGATATCTTTCCAACTTAATTAAGGACAATATAAAAAGAGAACTTAAACAATATGCAGTTGCTGGTATTATTCCAGAGATTATAGATCTTAAGTATCTTTATGTTGAAGCAACTGCAAATGTTTACTACAATACCAATCTTGCACCATCTTCAGACTTTGTGAAGAGTATTGTTTCATCAAATATTAGCACATATGCAGATTCTACCGAACTTAATAAATTTGGAGCAAGATTCAAGTACAGTAAGTTTTTGAATATTATTGATGGAAGTCACGAATCAATAACTTCAAACATAACAAACATAATCATTCGTAGAGACCTAAGAGCAGTTTTGAATAGTTTTGCAGAATATGAAATTTGTTTTGGTAACAGATTCCACATCAAAAATGTAAATGGTTACAATATAAAATCTTCTGGATTTAGAATTAGTGGAATATCAGATACTGTCTACATGTCAGATATTCCAAACTCAAATCTCCAAACAGGTTCAATTAATATATTTAAATTAAATTCTCCTACAGAACCGCAAATTGTGAGGAGAAATGTGGGAACTATTGACTATGTTAAAGGAGAAATAAAACTATTCCCAATTAATATAATTTCTACAAATATAAATCGTGGAGCGCCAATTATTGAAATATCAACCTCACCATATTCAAATGATGTGATTGGATTACAGGATCTTTATTTGCAACTAGATATTAATAACACATTGATTAATATGGTTTCAGATAGCATAGAATCTGGAGCAGATGTTTCAGGAACAAACTACAATGTTTCTTCAAGTTATTCAAACGGAGTTTACGTAAGATAAAGAAATATGTCAGAAACTAGAGTAAAAATCCAATCTATCATTGAGAATCAGATTCCTGACTTCATTGCAGAGGAATCTCCACTTCTTGTAGAATTCTTGAAACAGTATTATGTTTCTCAAGAATATCAAGGCGCTCCAGCAGATTTAATTCAGAATATTGACAAATATCTGAAACTTGAAGAAAATGCACAGACAACTGAATTTACATACTTATCAAAAGATCTAGATTCATTCTCAACAACAATCAATGCAGGTGCTTTAGGTGTTGGTGGTCTTATAAGCACCTTTACTCAGGGATTTCCTGATAGATATGGTTTACTTTTAATTGATGACGAAATCATTACTTATGAATATAAAACTGAAACTACATTTGAAAATTGTTCAAGAGGATTCAGTGGAGTTACATCCTACAGAAAACCAAATGTACCAGATGAGTTAACTTTTAGATCTTCTGCGTCAAGTGCTCATTCAAAAGGGGCAAAAATTTATAATCTTAGTGATTTATTCTTGCAAGAATTTTTTGCAAAAATTAAAAATCAGTTTATTCCCGGATTCTCAGAAAGATCTCTTGAACCTGATCTAAACAAGAGAAGTTTCATTCTTAATTCAGTTGACTTTTATGATTCAAAGGGTACAGATGATTCTTTTAAAATTCTCTTTGGAGCACTTTATGGTGAACAAGTTGATGTAATTAAACCAAGAGAGTATCTTTTCAGACCATCTGATGCTGGATATAGAAGAACTAAAGATTTAGTTGTTGAAGCAATATCTGGAAATCCTTTAGATCTTTTAAATAAAACTCTATATCAAGATGAGTACTCAGAATATGCAATTGAAAACTCATATGCTTCTATTAGTGATGTAGAGAAAATATTTTTAGGTGGAAAGGAATATTTTAAACTAAGTTTTGACTCTGATTATAATAAAGATATTATTCTTGAAGGTTCTCTATATGGTAACTTTACTCTACATCCAAAAACTAGAATAGTATCTCAGGTATCCTCTGGTTCAACTGTAATTGATGTTGATTCAACAGTAGGATTTCCAACTTCAGGTACTTTAGTAACAACTTATTCTAGCGGATCTGAAGTTACTTTAACATACTCTGGAAAATCTGTCACACAGTTTTATAATGTAACAAATGTAACATCTACAATATCACCAGAAACTGAAATTAGATTAGATGTTTATGCATATGGATATGCTGGAATTACTACTGAGGAACAGATTAAGGTAAGAATAGGATCTGTTCTTAATGAGGTAGTTATTCCTGACAGTACATATCTTTTTTCAAAGGATGACACTGCCAGAATTAAAACTTTGGGTATTTCTTCATCAACTGGTAGAAGAAATAATTGGATTGATAATGTTGCAAATACATTTAAAGTAAGTTCTTTTATATTACAGGATATTTCTAACTTCACTTATGATATAACAGTTTTTGATTCGCATAATTTCAGAATCGGTG